AGCATCGAGCCTGCTCCGGGTGAACGATTCGCATTGATTGAGCGCCGTCCTGAAGAGGTGTTCAAGAAGGAAAGTCTTGAAAGCCTACATGCTGCAACGTTGGTGAATGAGCACCCGCCTGTTGACGTGACCCCTGATAACTGGCGTGAGCTTGGGGTTGGAATGATTCTCAATCCCCGCCGTGGAACAGGAGATCAAAGTGATCTTCTTTTGGCCGATATCAAGGTGACATGCCCTGATGCAATCTCGGACATTCTCATGGGAAAGCGGGAGGTAAGTGGTGGTTACGACGCCGACTATGTAAAGACTGCTGATGGCCGAGGTTATCAGCGCAACATCATCTTTAACCACGTTGCTTTAGTCGGTCAAGGCCGATGCGGGGAACGTTGCAGCATCAGAGATTCAAAACCTACAGGAGTTTCAACTATGTCTAACTGGAAGCAGAAGACCCGCGATGCCATCAGCCGTTTTCGTAGCACCAAAGACGAAGCGGCACTGAAGGATGCTGAGAAGCATCTTGACGAAGCCCCCGACGAGGACGATGACAAAGACAGCAAGTTCGAGGAACGCCTCAAGGGTGTTGAGCAGAGAACCACTGACTGCATGAGCAAGATCAAGACCCATGACTCGGCGCTCGAAGACCATGATCGTCGCCTTGGCGATCTCGAAGAGGGTGACGGCTCTACGGCTGACAGAAAATCCAAGTCCAAGGATGCCAAGGAAGACGAAGACAAGGACGAGGACGAGAAGGAAGAGATGAAGGACGAAATGCCTGACGATCTCTCTGACGATGCCAAGTCGAAGGTCAAGGACTCCGCACCGTTCACCGAGTCTTTCCAAGACACCGTTTCTCTTGCCGAGATCATCGCCCCCGGCGTTCGTATCCCCACCTTCGATTCTGCTGCCAAGCCTGTTGACACCTTCCGCAATATCTGTGGGCTTCGTCGCAAGGCTCTCCAGCTTGCCACCCGCGATTCGGCCACGCTCGCCATCATTGAAGAGGTTCGCGGACGCACGACTGACGGCGCGGACTTTGCCAAGATGTCATGCCGCGATGTTCGTCCTCTCTTCATGGCTGTTGGTGCTATCAAGAAGAAGATGAACAGTGGTGTTACGACGCGTGATTCTGAGCCTGTTGGATCAGGCGGTGGACTCGGTGTTCGTAGCAGGATCAAGACACCTGCTGAGCTGAACGAGCTGAACCGCAAAAAGTTCGGCCTGTAACCACCAACAAACAACCTACTACGGAGACAGAACAAAATGAACCTGCTTACTCGCATTATCAATTCTCTTCGCCGTGCTCCTGAAGGTGAGTTCGTTGGTCGCTGCAAGACCCGCGATGTCGCTTTTCAGTTTCGTATGGGTGCAGGCTTTCCCGGTGACGTGAATCGCACGCACCCCGCCAGCATTCTTCCCTGCCTCGCAGACCCCACCAATCCGCCGCTTCTGTTTGGTGAGCCTGTTGTCACAGTAGCTGCATCGAACGGTGTTCGCGCTCTTCTGTCATCCGACACTGTGCTCACTGCGATCTACGGCATCACCGTTCGCCCGTATCCTTCGCAGAGTTCGGCTACTGCATTTGGCACTGGTGGCCCTGACAGCTACTACGGGTTCCCCATCGGCGCGGTTGACGTTCTTCGCTCCGGCTTTATCATGGGCACTCTTGGTGGATCGGTTGCCGCAACCAAGGGTCTTCCGGTGAATGTCTGGATCGCTGCTTCAACTGGTACTCATGTTCAGGGTACTTTTGAGGCGTCTGTCACTGCTGGAAGCACAATTCCTGTGGCGAATGCTTTCTTCAACGGCCCTGCTGATGCAAACGGCGTTGTAGAGATCGACTTCAACAGCTAACCCATTTCAATTACCGGAGTAATGAACATGCAGACTTACGACAATCACTACGCAAAAGATTCATCGGGCAATGATCTGGGAAAGCTCTTGGGCAACCGCTTCAAGACCCACGATGGTCGCACGGTGGACAGTACCGGAGCCTTTCTGGTTGGCGAGCTTGAGCGCCTTGACCAGACTCTCCATGAGCCGCTGGCCGCAGTAACTTGGGGTCGCGACATTGACCTCCGTGAAGATGTCACGATTGCGGACGAAGTGAGCAGCTTTACGCTGTCTAACTTTGGATCGCAGGGTGGCTTCGGCACCGGCAACGGCATTGGTTCTGGCAAAGCATGGATCGGAAAAGCGTCTGACCAGATTACAGGTCTGTCGCTCGATCTGGCCAAGATTCCGCATCCCCTCCGTCCGTGGGGCATGGAACTCAAGTACACCATTCTTGAGTTGGAGTCTGCCGCCAAGCTCGGTCGTCCTGTTGATGTTCAGAAGTATCAGGGTCTTCAGCTCAAGCACCAGATGGACATCGACGAAATGGTGTACATCGGTGACACGGCCACGACTGACACTGGGCTTGTGAACTCCACCAATGTCACCTATACGAGTGTTGCTGCTGACGGAACTGGCAGCACGACTCAGTGGGTGAACAAGACCGCAAACCAGATTCTCGCTGATGTGAATACCGCGATTGAATCGACGTGGGCGACTGCGGCGTGGGCTGTGATGCCGACTCGCATTCTGATTCCGCCTGCGCAGTATGCTTACATCACGTCGCAGCTTGTTTCGACCGCCGGCAATCAGTCCATCCTGAAGTTCCTGCTTGACAACAACATCATCACATTGAACGGGCGCGGCAAGCTGGAAATTCTCCCGCTCAAGTGGTGCATTGGTGCTGGTCACGGTGGAACCATCGGCACGACTGGAACTGTGGATCGCATGGTCGTTTACAACAAGGACACCAACTACGTGCGCTATCCCATGACCCTGCTTCAGCGTACCCCGGTGCAGTATGAGTCGATCTATCACAAGACGACTTATTTCTGCCGCCTCGGTGTGGTTGAGGTTGTATATCCTGAGACCATCTCCTACTGGGATGGTATCTAAACCCTGTGCGAGAGAGGGTAGTGAAATATCTACCCTCTCCACCACCGCGCAAAGGAGAATCACCGATGGCTGAAGTAAAGAGCGAAGTGAAAAAGGTTATCAACCCCGATGAGAAAGAAGCTCTGGTCCCCTTCTCTGCTGGCCCTACCTACAAACCCAAGTCTCCCGATGAAGTTCTCGAAGACGGTGAGGGAACCACGAAAATGCATTTTCCAACGAATGTCATGATCACAACGAATGAGCGTGTGATTGTGAAGTTCGCAAAGGGAGTGCAGCAAGTTCCTAACCATCTTGTCAACCATGTTGCCTTGAAGCGTGCTGGTGTCAAGATTCACAAGGCCGAAGCACGTCAAGCGCCTCTTGCGAACGCCGCACAGCAGAAGGAAGAAGTACCTGCGAAGAAGTAGAGGGTCACATGCCAACTCTGACAACTGCACAATTTCGTACTGACTTTCCAGAGTTTGCAGATACTACTACGTATCCAGACTCCACGATCCAGTTCTGGATTAACTTCGCATACCTCATGCTGAACGCAACCATGTGGGGAACCACTCTCAACATGGGCCTCGAACTTTTCGTGGCACACAACATGGTGCTTGAAGCGAACGCACAGATCACAGCTTCTGTTGGCGGTCTTCCGGGTGTGAGCAGAGGCGTCATAGCTTCTGAAACTCCCGGCGCTGTCAGCATCAGCTATGATACTGGCTCTGGGGTGCAGCAGGGAGCTGGCCACTGGAATCTCACGGTATATGGAACTCGCTTTTACCGTGTGATGAATATGGTTGGCATGAAGCCAATCATGTGTGGAGTCGGATGTGGTGGATCAAGCATTGCTGGAATGGGATTCAGTAATGCGTGGCCGGGGCCGATGTTTCCAACTCTGCATGGGGAAGGTGGGTAGTCATGATCGAGCCAGTGGTGAAGGTGAAATTGGTGCGGAGCAGGACTGGCGACATGATGAACGCGCTGCGCACGCTCACTAATACTGATGTATTGGTGGGCGTGCCAGCCAGCAAGACAGAGAGAAAGAAAGCTGACGGAAGTCCTGAGCCAGTGACGAATGCAATGCTGGCTTACATCCACGATAAGGGAAGCCCAGCGGCAAACATTCCCCAGCGCGAGTTCATGCGTCCGGGGCTGAAAGAAGGAAGCAAAGAGATCGACGCAAAGATGCAGATGACGGGTCGCATGGCTCTCAATGGCCAAGACCCGTCAGCAGGATATGAGCAGGTAGGGCAAGTAGCTCGGGATGCCATCAAGAAGAAGATCATTGCTGGGCCGTTCAAGCCACTAGCAGACAGTACGATTGCAGCAAGAGTACGTAGAGGAAAGATGAGTGAGAAGCCGCTCATTGATACCGCCGAGATGATCAACTCCATCTCGTATGTTGTGCGAAAGAAGGTGTAAGCCATGCCGATGCTCGATATGTCTGCCGCGCTTACAAACCCTTTCACACTGGACACGTTCAATGTCATTCGCCAGCAGGAAACACTCAATGGGTTCGGAGAGAGCGTTGTAACCAAGCAGGTAGTGACTAATCTTCGTGGGGTAGTTTACCCGGAGACTGATATGGCTCTCATGCGGCAGCCGAATATGCAGCTTGCCTCAAAGACGATTGCCATAGTTACAAAGTTCGCACTTCGCACGGAGAGTATCGGCTATCAGCCTGACATCATCGTGTGGAACGGAAATCAGTATGTGGTTACTCATCTAGGTGACTACAGCAATTTTGGTACTGG